TTAAAAAGATCCTCTATCACACGGATTAGTATTTATGGCTTGGGACAAAGAAACCCGCGCCGATTTCCTCAATAAAGAGTTTGATAAAAAGGGAATCGCTAGATGGGGCAGAGCGTCATATATAAAAAACAGAATCAAATGCTCTAATGCAAGTGCCGCCGCTTGGCTGGAGGGGTCACTGCCAAAGAATTTAGATATGGCTATAAAATTCTGCGATATCTTCGATATAGACTTATATCAGTGGGTAAACGGAGAAAGCCGTGGGCTAAACATAACGGAAAAACAGCTCACAACTTTATTGGTTAGATGTAAAAATTTTGAAGACGAATACGGAATTGATTTGTCAGCAGAGCAACTTTCAGTATTGGTTTTAATTGGTTTCGAGGATGATAAAAACATGGAAGCTTTCATGAAAAATCTCCGAAGATTCTTTAAGGGAAGCGCAAATGAGAAAACACCGACTGAGTAACGCCGAGTTTATCGCCGTGCTTAGAGCCGCACTCTACAAAAAAGTGAAAACTGATGGCGATTGCGAGCCGACCGATGAAGAATTTGCGAAAACTCTAGAAGTATTAGCGTCTAAAAACAAATCTGAGTGTTGAAATTATCATTTAGCTGATGTAATTTTAGTGTAATTACAGGGATGAATTACACGGAAGATACACATGGATCAGCTCACCAAAGAGTCTATCTGGACTCGGCTTTCTGCAATAGATATTTCCGATCAGCTCACGGAAAAAGAAGTTCTAGAAGACGGAACGTCTCTAAGCATCTTGCCGTGGATGAACGCTCACGCTCTCATGATGGAATCATTTCCTGAATACACTTGGGAGTTCACCGAAGATCCTGAGGGCAGGGAAGTACACTACTTCAACGACGGCACGGCTGAAGTTAGATGCCGCATGACCATCGGGCCTCATACGCAAATTACCTCTCTCTTTGTTAGAGATTTCTCCGGCCCCATCCGCAACCCAAACAGTGGACAGATCAACACTACAAAGCAACGCTGTCGTGTAAAGGCGATGGCTGAGTTTGGTCTGGGCCATCAGCTCTGGATTAAGTCGAAAGCCCAAGAGGAGGTTGCCGCTGAAGCAGTTCAGGAAGAGCTACTTCCTGACGAGCAGATTGTTGTGGAGGAAGCAACACGAGATCGGGTAGAGCGGCTATGGCGTGAAGATACGTGGGAAAAGATACAGCAGTCCCGCAACAAGAGCGCCGCTCAAAAAATCTTTGACCGCTTCAATCGCAAGCTAACCCAGTTGGGTCTGGAGGATTACAACCAGAACCGATGGGCTGAGATCTGCGATAAGAAAGGGTGGAAGGTATGACGTTCCTCGAAATGCATCCTCAGGGATCTGAGGGGTGGCTCAAAGCACGGGCAGGAAAAATCAAAGCTAGTGTGTGCGCCGCATACGAAGGCATCCACCCCTACATGAGTGTTCAGGATCTGGTTCGCCAAGAGGTGAGGGCGATTCTAGGTGCCGAGTCTGAGTTTCAAACCAACGCCGCCGTTGAGCATGGCTCAATGATGGAAGAGTACGCCCGCGTCAAGCTGGAAGAGATCAAGCGCTATCGCGTCGAAGAAACTGGCATGGTGACCCATCAAGAGCATACGTTCCTAGCCGCGTCACCCGACGGGCTGGTGGGCATCGAGGGTGGTTGTGAGTTCAAGTGTCCCTATCCTAAGTGGACCAAGGCGCCTTACTCAGTCTTTGACGAAAAGCGAATCATGTACTTGTGGCAGTGCTACATGGTCATGGAGGTCTGCGATCTCGATTGGTGCGACTTCATGTGCTATCTCGCAAAAGATCCTCAGGCCGAAGGTCAGTGGCATATCGACAGAGTACAGCGCAACTGGGACTGGCTTGATGAGGAGCTAGACGGTCGCCTACTGCCAGAGCCAAGCAAGGGTAAGGTCACTCGACTGGATCTTTACAAGGCTTGGTACGACTTCATCCAAGAAGAGGCCGCAGATCCAGTGCGGGCGCAAAAGCATCTTGATCCTCTCGTGCCTGACTACGAGGAGATCGAAGACGCTCAGCTCACAGAGCTGGCGGATGTACAGGGAAAGATCAATGAGATCGAAGTGCTGAACCACACGGCGCTTGCTGAGCTTGAGGAGCTGAAGTCACACCGTGACTCCCTCAAGAAAGAGCTAGTTAAAAAGTATGAGCGCTCCATTACCAATGGATGGGTGTCCATACAGGTCATTCAAAAAACACCTCCGGTTGATTATCGAAGGGCTTTTGAGTTTCTAGGCGGGGAACAAGCCCTGCTTGAGAAAGACAGTTCGCTCGACACTTTCCGTCGCACGAACAATTCACTGCAATCATCAATCAAGACAATCGGAGACAACTAATGCAGAACAAACCTACCGCCTTTGAGGCAATCAATGCTGGTAAGGGGCGCCTTTACCCGCTAGATCGAGAGAAGAAGCTTGAGAAGTACAACAAACTCAAGCAGTACGGCTGGTTCCAAGAGCTTGGGAAAGAACAGCAAGCTCTAAAGATTCCAAGTTTCGACGGCTGGCTCAAGATCGATCAAGAAATGATCGACAAGTTGCAAAGCACTCTCGACATGAACGGAGGTCAAGCCTTCCGTTACAACCTCGAAGTGGCTGAGCAAAAGCGAGACGGCGAAGTCACTCAACTCAATGTCGAGTTCTGGCTCCCTAACAAGCCTGCAAGGCCTGCGCCTTCACCTGCGCCGGCTCCTGTGCAGGACGACCTGCCAGAGGATGACATCCCCTTCTAAGGTTATTTATGGGCGGTTTAAGACTTACACGAGCAGTCGGTTCTCTCCTCTACGGAGGGGAGAAGCTCGATCCAGAGAACCCTGAAGAGACTTACGATCACAAGATGTGGGTACGAAGAGTCAGAGATCACGATGGAGCGCAAGATTGCTTCGTAACAATCACGAACAAGGAGGGCATGACAGACCTTGTTCTCACTGTTGGGGACAAACCTTCTCGTTTGTCTTCATCAGTATCTATCCAAATGGTGGGCATACAGACCTATTTTTATGGGAACGATGACCACTGTGAGGTGTGCGGACGGGGAGATCCCGCTCAAAGAAAGAGCGTCCCTCAAGCTCAAATCTTGGTCAAAGCACCAAGGAGATATCAAGTCATTCGCGAAAACACGAGGAAACGTAAACAATGAGCGAAGTACAAACCATCATCATCGACGGCAAATCTTATAACGCCGAAGACATATCTGAGCGATGCCGGAACATGCTGGTACTCGTTCAGCAAACTAACCAAAGCATTTCAGTGCTTGCACCGCTGATCGAGTCGGCGAGAGCGGGTGCTGATGCAATCTTATCAGACGCTAAAAAACTACTGCCGGAACCCCTTCCCGCTACTGATGAAGTAGAAGAGGCAGAAGTCATTAGCGAAGATTCTGGTACCATTAATTAGCCAAGGCCCGTTTGGGTTTCCTTACCGGCTTGGCGCACCGGTTGGCACGACGCGCCACCCCTCCCAGTGAGTGGTTCCTTGATTGGGGGACGAGTAGACATAGATCGTCGAAAACTCCCCCTTTTTTAGTTAGACTTGGACTGCTGTGAGAGGGCTTCATACACGGAGAGTATTTATGAAGTTCAGAGATGTAGCAGAGCGTTACCTAAAATTAAAAACAAAACGAGGCAACAACAAAAGTCGAAGCGCACAGGCGGCGATCAGGAGCTTGATCGATAGATGGGGTAACCGTAGTGTTAAGTCCATTCGTCGAGTTGACATCAATGACCTGAAGGAAGAGTTACTTTATGGAAAGGGACTTAGTAACGCCTCTGTCAACACGTACCTCAAGTACCTTAGGCTGATTCTGAATTACGCCAGAGATGAGTTAGAGATCGTCGAGACGGTGCCAACGATCAAGACGTTGCCAGAAGAAATGAAGGAGCTTTACTTAGAGCCTGATCAAGTCAGATCGTTAATCAGATGGCTCGACCCGCTTCGGGCTGACATGGTGGAGTTCGCATTGGCTTGCGGTCAACGCAACAACAATGTGCGAACCCTGCGCTGGTCACAGATAAGCAGGTGCGGAGAACTGATGACGTTCGCGTCTTCCGAAACAAAGAACGGTGAGCGGTTGATTGTTCCCCTTAACGATGATGCCAAAGCAATCCTCCGAAAGAGGGAGCGCTATCAAGAGGAGTTAATCAAGCGAAGACCATTCCTTCGAGGGAAGATTGACTGCGTGTTTGTTCAGGAAAACGGCAAGCCGTTCAGTAGAGATGCGGTCGGTAATAAGACTTGGCGGAAGGCGGTGGACTTAGCTGGACTACCAGCCGGCACAACCTTCCACACATTGCGACACTCGTTCGCAACGTGGCATCTACAGGCTGGCACTGATGCTCGTGAGCTGATGGATATTGGGGGATGGAAGTCGATGAACTCGCTTCTGCGCTACACCCACATGAACAATGCTCACAAGAAGCAGGCGGCAAACCGGATTGTAGGCATGTTAAGGGGGTAGCAGAACCTTGGATTTGGGTTCACGTCATTTCAAAAAAATGGCCGGAGCGGAACACCAAAGGGTTCTGTCCCTGCAAAACGAAAAAAAGCCTGTAAAAACAGGCATTTAGGAGTGTGGAGCGGGAAACCAGATTCGAACTGGCGACCTGTACCTTGGCAAGGTTACTGCACCCATTTGTATAAAAATCAATAACTTACGAAGCCTTCTCACAGCAATCAACTCCGTAAGTAACTGAACCTTGAGCGCTT